ATGTAGTATTTTTTGGTCCGGAGTAGCACAGCGGTAGTGCACGTGACTGTTAATCACTAGGTCGTTGGTTCGATCCCAACCTCCGGAGCCAAAATGTATTACAACGCTCTCTTAGCACAGAGGTAGTGCAATCGCCTTGTAAGCGATAGGTCGTCTGTTCGAATCAGACAGGGAGCACCAGAATTTGGGGATGTAGCTCAGTTGGGAGAGCGTTAGCTTTGCAAGCTAAATGTCGTCGGTTCGATCCCGTCCATCTCCACCAATTTTTAGGATCCGTTCAGCAATCACAAAATCTTTTATTGAAAAAAAGAGAAAAGGGATCCTGTTATACAATAGCGGGGTAGGAAAGTAGCAATCCGCTTGGCTCATAACCAAGAGACCGCTGGTGCGAATCCAGCCCCCGCAACCAGAATACGGAGTATAGCACAGCCAGATAGTGCGCTCGCTTTGGGAGCGAGAGGTCGCAGGTTTGATTCCTGCTACTCCGACCATTTTCTATGCGTTAGCGGTCGAGTTGGAGAGCGGCGGCAGACTGTAAATCTGTTCCCACAGGGTGAGTAGGTTCGAATCCTACCTAACGCACCAAAATTGATAGACTTATAAATACGTCAGGTATAGCAATGGAGGACGTATGAAAAAGTTTACAGATAACCAAGTTATTGAAGCATCGAAACAACCGAGTGCAACAAAAGCTGCGGCTGTTTTGGGAGTACAATATGACACCTATCGTCGCCACGCAAAACGTTTAGGGGTTTGGAAAACAAATCCAGGCGGTAAAGGAATGACAAAGAATAAAAGCGAATATGCAATTCCTTTGAATGAAATACTAGACGGAAAGCATCCACAATATCAGACATATAAATTAAAATTGAGACTGTTGCGTGAAAAATATTTTGAAAGAAATTGCGAGTCGTGTAAATTATCCGAATGGTTAGGTGAACCAATTAGCCTCGAGCTTGATCACAAAGATGGAAATAAATATAACCACAAATTTAAAAATCTACGACTACTCTGTCCTAATTGTCACGCACAGACACATACGTACAGAGGTAAAAACAAGTAATAATTTTGTCCGTGTAGCCCAATTGGCAGAGGCAGGAGACTTAAACCCTCCTTAGTGTGGGTTCGAATCCCTCCACGGACACCAAAGTTGCAAACAATGGGCCTTTGACGGGAATTGGCATACCTAGCTCGCTTAGAACGAGTTGCTTCTCGGTTCGAGTCCGAGAGGGCCCACCATATTGAAACATACTATGGTTTGAGGTCTTGGTCGTACCAGCATTGCGAAACGGCGTCACAGGTTAGTATGTTTCAATATGGTGACATAGCCTAGATGGATAGGCAGGGCTCTCATAAGGCTCACAGGAAGGATCGTTACCTTCTGTCACTACCAAGAATTTAGGATGCATTCAGCAAACAATTTTTCGCCTTGTAAGCGAGAGGTAGTTGGTTCGAATCCAACATTCCCCATTACGGAGAATTAGCTCATTTGGTAGAGCGCTAAAAAAAGCATCCTGTTATACAATGCCCTCGTAACTCAGTGGACTAGAGTACAACGCTACGAACGTTGGAGTCGGGAGTTCGAATCTCTCCGAGGGTGCCAGAATTTGGGATAGACGGCGAGATTGAAGATCTGAAGGTGTCCGTAGTAACGTTGCATGGGTTGCACCATAGTTGAACTCTTTCGTTCGAGACAATCCAGTGAGTCCTACAGCTAAGGATAGCTGGGCTCCCAAATTTATTTGCCTCCTTAGTTAAATAGTATAACGTCCGCTTGATAAGCGGTTGTCGGTGGAGCGTAACCACCCGGAGGCACCAAACAATACCCCATCCAATGATGTTGGCGCCGAGCCTTCGAAGCTTGGTTGCGGAGGTTAAATTCCTTCCTGGGGTGCCAGAACAATTTGCCCTCGTAGCCCAATTGGCAGAGGCGACTGACTCAAAATCAGTTCAGTGTCGGTTCGAATCCGACTGAGGGTACCAATTAGAGGGGTAAATATGTTTGACTGTTTGATTGTAGGTGATAGCATTGCTGTAGGAACAAAACAGTTTGCATCATATTGTGAATTGCAAGGTAAAGGTGGTATCAATACTTGGCAATTTAATAAGATATACACAAATAAATTTACATCCGATACTGTAATAATTAGTTTAGGTACAAACGATCATCAATACATAAAAACCGAAAAAGAATTATATTCGGTTCGTAATAGAGTAAATGCTCGTCGTGTTTTTTGGATATTGCCTGCTGGAAATCTCAAAGCAAGTAATGTACCTATTACAGTGATACAAAAAAGTGTAATAAAAATTGCTAAACAGTACGGTGATACTATTTTAAACATAAATGAATTGCAAAAAGATGGTATTCATCCTAGCTGGAGTGGATATAAAAATATAGTAAAACAATTTGAAATTGATTGAGACAGCCATGAAAACAACGTTTTTAGTTTCTGACACACATTTTGGCCATGCTGGTGTGTGCAAGTTTTTGAATGAAGATGGAACAAAATTGCGTCCATGGGACAACCCGGCTGATATGGATGAGGCGATGGTTGAACTGTGGAACAGTGTTGTCAAACCAACAGATAAGGTGTATCATCTTGGTGATGTTGTGATTAATCGTAAAGCGTTATCCACTCTTGCTAGATTGAACGGGGATAAGGTTTTGATCAAAGGGAATCATGATATTTTCAGGTTGACAGATTACACAGCTTATTTTAGGGATATTAGGGGTTATCATGTGATGAACAACTATATACTAAGTCATGTGCCTGTTCATCCAGACTCGAAAGGCCGGTTTGCAGGAAACATTCATGGTCACTTGCATTCACGGAAACTCGATGACAACTGGTATCATTGTGTTTGTGTTGAACAGACAGATTTTAAACCAATACCGTTTGATGAAGTCATGGAGAGGATTAATGGCATCAAAGAATGATATAACAGGCGACGAAATAAAAACGAAGAATATTTCTGATTCTTATCGTGAGAATTATGATAGAATTTTTCGTAAAAGAAAAACAGAAGATGAAATTCAATTGGAAAAATTTGAAGAAGCAATATATAAAGATGAATATTATGATCTAGATTAACCATATACCGATGGTGTCAACGGCAGCATGACGGTCTCCAAAACCGTGGGTGGGGGTTCAAATCCCTCTCGGTATGCCATATATAATAGTACGCGGGATTAATTCAGTGGTAGAATGTTTGCTTGCCAAGCAAAATGTCATCGGTTCGAACCCGATATCCCGCTCCAAGTTTTGGATGCATACAGCAATTAAACGACAATCCAAACTGCAAGTGTTGGTTCGATTCCAACCGTCTCGGTAACGAGACGTAGTTTAGTGGTAGAACGGCGGTCCGTCAAAAAGCGCATCCAGTAATACAACGCGGGTAGACAGGACAAGGGGCGTCCAGCAGCCTTCCAAGCTGAAGATCGCGGAGTTCGACTCTCCCTACCCGCTCCATACAATGGTGTTGGTAAGATAGTGGTAGTCTATCTGACTGTGAATCAGAGAGCGAGGGTTCGATTCCCCCCATCACCCCAAAAATCTGTTGACTTTTATTTGCCATTATTATATAATGGATTGAACAACTGGAGATTGACATGAACAACCGTATTTGGAATGCTCGAAACCCACATCAAGGCGATGCTACACGTGTTCTTTGTGTATGCTCAGCTGGCCTGTTGCGATCGCCGACTGCGGCGTGGGTGTTGTCAAATCCACCGTTCAATTTCAACACGCGTGCAGCTGGGTCAACGAAAACGTTTGCGCTGATCCCGGTTGATGAAGCGTTGCTTGCATGGGCTGACGTTGTTCTGTTCGTCAACAAAGAGAACGAACAAGAGGTTGAAAAAGAATTTGACCTTTCAAAGAAAAACGTTCTAACGTTGAACATCCCAGACAATTTTGCTTTCCGTGATCCTGTGTTGTGCAACATCATTATGGAACAAAGCAAAGAAGGCTTTTTGAAACTGTCTCAAGAAACGGATACAGTGTTCTTTAAATAACAACGCCAGGTTGACCCGAGAGGTTAGGGACCGCTCTTACAAAGCGGATTATACTGGTTCGAGTCCAGTACCTGGTACCAAACAACGCTCCTATAGTTAAGTGGTATAACAGTTCTCTCGTAAAGAACAGTCCTCTGTCCAATTCAGAGTAGGAGCTCCACATCAATCCCTCAGAGGCCGAATGGATAGGCACGGAGCTTCTACCTCCGCAACTAGTGGGTTCGAATCCTGCCTGGGGGGCCAGTTTTTTGCTGTCTTGAGGTCAATGGTAGCCTACTATTTTGGTAAAATAGAAGCACTGGATCGTAACCAGTAGACAGCTCCAAATGTAAATTAGGATGGCTACAGCAACCAAATAGACTACCAAACGCTTAATTTGTCATAGTCGACAAACCCATCCTGTTGTCTTTTTGAGTATTTGATATATAATGGCATGAAATTGTAGGCAGCACTGGTTGTGCGGGCGACTCTTATAAAGTCGCGAGATCGGCCGGACGGGCTGGAACGGCAGGGTTCGAATCCCTGGCCTACAACCAATATTTTTAACTGGAGAGCAATGATGAGCAACCTAATCTTAGCATTAAACAGTGGTGGGCAACCACACAGCTGGATGAAATGGCAAGACGCGGTCACATTGAAATGTAAAGGACTTGTCGCATGGGAATTTGGCGACGAGGACTTTATGTTCAAAGGTGGTATCTCACGGATGACTGGTCAACAGTCTTCTGTTGAGGTTGCATCTATCATTGCGATCAAGTCTAAGTTTCATTATGAAAATCGAGTTCCTGTTTTAACGAACAAGAATCTTTTCAGACGCGATCTAAATTTGTGTGGTTATTGTGGTAAACATTTCAAGGAAAGCCAACTGACAAAAGATCACATTGTACCTGTCAGTAAAGGTGGACCTAACATATGGACAAACTGCGTAACTGCTTGTGTTAAGTGTAACTCGTTCAAAGGAAACAAGCTTCTTGATGACGTTGGAATGCAACTGTTGTATGTTCCATACGTTCCAGATAAGGCAGAAGGTTTGATCTTGCAGAACCGCAACATCCTTGCAGATCAAATGCAATTCCTAAGAGACTTTTTGCCTAAACACTCACGGGTCAAACAGCTGTTATGAGCAGCTGTTGACTCAACAATACGGTATATTTTTAGAATAGTTTCAGCAAAAATTACAGTCGCGCTCACAGCGCAACCATATTGCGACACCGTTAGGCAATCAAATCAATCGGGACCACTATTCTGTCAACTTTAAAATGAGGTGTAATGATGACTACTTTCGTCAATGCAGTACAAAACCAATCAGCTCGTACCGAAAACGGTATGAAAGCACGCAAGTCGACCGCTTCAAAGTGCGTTGACCTGTTCTTCAAAATCGGCGCAATGCGTGGTCAAAACATTGTTCCGCAATTCACTGGTGCATACGTTGAGAACCGTGATGTAGCGCTCCGTATTGCTCAGTGGGCCCGTGATGTTCGCGGTGGTGCTGGTGAACGTAAGATCTTCCGTGACATTCTGTTGCATCTTGCAAATACCGATGCAGACGCATGCCGTGCGTTGATTCGCAAAACTCCCGACCTTGGTCGTTGGGATGACCTTTTGGTTCTTGCTGGAACCGAGTTTGAGCAAGAAGTTTTTGTGATGATTCGCGATGCACTTGCTACTGGTAACGGTTTGTGTGCAAAGTGGATGCCTCGTAAAGGTCCTGTTGCGAACAAGCTTCGTGCGTTCCTTGAATTCACTCCTAAGCGATACCGCAAAACTCTTGTCACGATGACTAACGTTGTTGAACAGAAAATGTGTGCTAAGGATTGGGATTCAATCAACTTCTCACACGTGCCTTCTCTGGCACACGCTCGCTACAAAAAAGCGTTCTTCCGCAACACAGAAGCATATGCTGTGTATGTTGCAAAGCTGGTGAAGGGTGATGATCCTAAAGTTAAGGTCAACGCTGGTGCAGTGTATCCTTACGATGTGCTGAAGGGTCGCGTGTTTACATCACGTGCGTGGTCAAAGACCGAGCTCGACCTGATCAAAAAGCAATGGGAAGCGCTACCTAACTATGTTGGGGACGCCAACATTCTTCCGATGGTTGACGTGTCTGGCTCAATGACAGTGAGAGTAGGTGGTGGCACTGTGACAGCCCTTGAAATTGCTGTGTCGCTTGGTCTGTATCTTGCAGACAAGAACACTGGTAAGTTTAAGGACACTTTCCTAACGTTCTCCGGTGCACCTGAGCTGTTGAACTTGAAAGGGAACATCAACGATAAGATTGACCAGATGGTTAAATCGAATTGGGGAATGAACACTGACGTGGTTGCTGCGTTCCGAAAGGTGTTGAAAGTGGCTAAGGATGCTGGTGTTCCTCAGGAAGAAATGCCTGAAACGCTGTTGATCCTGTCAGACATGCAGTTCGATCAGTGTGCAAGGTTCGACGACTCAGCTCTCGAATCTGTAGCACGTCAGTACGAAGCTGCAGGTTACAAGCTGCCTAACATCGTGTTCTGGAACCTTAACAGTCGTGACAACGTTCCTGCTAAGTTTGACCAACGTGGTGTGGCGCTTGTATCAGGTTTCTCGCCTTCGATTGTCAGTGCAGTTCTTTCTAGCGATCAAGAGCAGTTCACGCCAGAAGGAATCATGATGAAAGCAATTATGGTTGATCGTTACGCGCTGTAATCAATTAGGGGCAACATTTTCCTGTTGCCCTTTTTTGTTGTTTGATGAGGTTCGTGCACGAGCTTCACGCGGATAATCACGAGGTCGACTTTTTGTAATAGTGGAAAGGTTTTTAGTGTGAATAATCAAAAGATGTATACGTTTGATTGGTGGTTGAAATGGATTTCTACGGTTTTTCTAACGTTTGGTGCTATATTCACTAGTTTTGATATTATTCCATGGAATAAATGGTTTTCATTTATAGGAAATTTTGGTTGGTTAATTGTGGGATACATATGGAGAGAGTGGTCATTGTTTACAATTAGTGTAATTCTTACTGTAATTTACGTTGCTGGAATATTTCATTAAGGAGTAAAACATGCCTGACGCTAAGATGGTTTTTGAATTTATCAATAAAGCTGTAGAAATTTCGCGAAATTCTCTCCGAAGTATTGCATCAATTGTTGTTGCTATTGTTGTTATTGCAGTAATTTCTCTAGGAACAACACTTGCTGCCGACTATTTGCGTAGGTCAAGCGAGATCAAGAAAAGTGAACTACAATCCAAACTTTTATGGAACAATATTGGTCAATGTTTTTATGCTGAACTCGATGATTTCAATAAATACTATAAAATAGTAAGAGTAGAGGATTGTGATAAAACCAAGTAAAAACAAAAAACTCATGTTGATCTCACCTCAAGTTGTGTGTGTTGACGGCTGGATAGTAAAGGCTAGCATGTCTTCTGCTGGGTCTATCTGTCTGATAATGATGCATGTTGACACCAAAGAATCACATACGAGGTTTTTCACTAGTGAGTTTGCTGCAAATCAATTTATTAGCAGCATTGTAGAGCAGGAATAACAGTGAAAACACTGAAAAATTAAGCCCCATCAGGGGCTTTTTCTTTTTATAAATATACAACGAACAAACATTTTAGGAAACCGTTATGCACCGTTTTTTATCGTTTATAACAGAAAAATATGCTGTTCAAGGGTTTGGATATGAGCAAAAGCATGTAAAAAATTTGCAAGACAAGGGTTTGATGTCAGCTTCATCGAAAGCAGCAGGCAGTTCAGCTGATGCACCCGACGCCAGCATTAATGTTAAAGGTAAAACTCATAACGTTGAGATAAAAAAAGACAAAAACGCTTTTATGGGTCAAGCAGAACTTCATCACAACGATGAGAAAGGTTGGCACGTTAGCCCAAAAACAGAAAAGAAATATCCAGAAACAGCAAAATACCTTGCCAAAAGTGGTTTTTTACAAAAAGTAAATAAGCAATGGGGTAAGCCTAGCGGCGACTATGAAACAGACAAAAAGATGGGAAATGTTTATCACTCTCATTCGGGTGTTGAGGGTATAGCTGCTCACTATGGCCACGATAGAAAAACACCTTACATGCAGATCGGTGGCCATGGACTAATGCACACAGGTGAAGATACGGCTAAACTGGGAACAACAAAATTATCTGGCGATACACAACTCAGAGCACGTATGAAATACAGAGGAACAGATAAGAAAACTGGGAAGAAGAAATACGGAGCTCTAATTGTAATGAATCTTAAAAACCCGTCAAAATCAAATCTTGATTTGGATAAGTCAGAGCACGTCAATAAAATTGCAGAAAACAAATGATTAGATTTCGCACATTCCTAACTGAAGCCTCCTCACTCGACAATGAGGAGCTAGGTCATCTCTCTCATGTCAAAGATATCCCACATGAAGATCCTTCGAAGACAAAAGAATCAATTGAGCTTCTCAAAGGATTTCATCAACATAAGCTGGGCAAAGGTAACAAAGTTACAGGTCAGCTGAAAGTTGATGGTGGGGCATCGGTTATTATTGGCCATGATAATGAGGGAACATTTGTTTCCGACAAACACCGCCATCAAAGAGGGATTGTTGCAAGAACAGCTGACGAAGTTGATCAAGGATTTGGTAAACATCCTCAATATGCTGCACAGCTCAAGAACGTTCTTGATCATGCTCACAAATTTGTCAAACCGGGCCACACTATTCAAGGCGACTTGATGTTCACAGAACATGACAAATCTAAGTCTGTAACACCTAATAGGATCACATACGGTGCTCAACACAACGCTAAAATTGGATTGGCTGCTCATACAGAAATAACTAACGGAACAGCTCATGCAATCACACCAAATGCTATTCAGTCTCACAAAGATGTTTTTATTCCACAATCGGAATACAAACCAAACCCTTCATCATACAGACCAGAAGATCAAAAAACTGCCCAACAACATATTAGTGCAGCAGAGAAACTAATAAATGACCATAAAACAGAACATTTAACACCGGACCATGTTAAACACTATACATCATACATTGGTCGCTCGTCAAAAGAGGGCAAAGCACCTACTGTCGAAGGATATAAAAAATTTCTCTCCGATATAGGAACGAAGGAAGCTAAGAAACTAAAGACTGTCGATGGCCAGAAAAAGAAAATTGCTTCGTTCCAACAGCTGTCAGATCACGTTGGTGCTAACGCAGAGCATTTCCAGCGCACGATTGATATTAGACATCATCTTGGTGCAGCATCAGAGGCAATGTTGAAAGATGTTCATCACCCTGACATGACAACAAAGATTGACAACAAGTTTTCACCAGGTGAAGGGATTGTTTTGTTGAAGAAAAATCAAATTGGTGTTAACAGACCAGTAGCAAAGCTTGTCCCAGAAACTGTCTCTCACGCAATCAGAAACAATCCGAGGTTTGCATAATGAAAAGATTCCTATCGTTTATTTTTGAGCAAAAAGAAAGGCACGCTGTCCTTTTGTTTGGAAGAATGAATCCACCAACATCAGGTCATGAAGAAAACGTTA